GATGGAGTTTATTAGTAGTGGAACTGAAACAGTCAATTCAGCAATATCTCCACTACGTAATGGATATTTTTATAGAATGAGATATCCACTCGAATATAAGTGTGATGAAACTAGAGTCATAAAGTTTGAAAAAGATTACAAGAGATATGTTGAATATAGATTCTTTGGATTATTTCCAATATCATTGAATTCTACCCCAGTATCTTATGAAGGATCAACTGTATTAAAAGCAACCGCATCATTTCATTATGATAGATATTATTCTGGTCAATCACGTTCAATTAATGAATTATTCAAAACTGAAGGAAATAAAGATCCTGCACCTAGTGGAACTGGAACTGGTAATGAGGTAGATTACGCTAGATTATTTAATTCAGGCACAGTATTTGGTGAGAATTTTAATTTTGGAAACGTTCTCTCTAATACTCAAAGATATGCCAGCAATAATGATTTGTTTGATGATGCAACAACAATATTATCTAATACTCAATTGAGAAGTGCTAATTTTATAAACGGAGGGGGAGGTTCAAATAACGTCACTAAATAATTTTACTGAATTGTTTAGGATATTATGCCTTTACCAAAAATTGCTACGCCAACTTACGAGTTGGTGATTCCATCTACCAAGAAAAAAATTAAGTACAGACCATTCTTGGTAAAGGAAGAGAAAGTTTTGATCGTTGCTATGGAAAGCGAAGATACAAAACAAATTGCTAGTGCAGTCAAGGATGTAATAAAAAATTGTATCGTCACTCGTGGAGTTAAAGTAGAGGAACTCTCGACTTTTGATATTGAATACTTATTTCTCAACATTCGTGGAAAGTCTGTTGGTGAAGAAGTAGAAGTTTTAGTTACATGCCCAGATGACGGAACCACAAAAGTTCCAACTTTCATTGACTTAGATTCAATTCAAATTCAATATGATGAAAAACATTCAAGAGATATAAAACTTGATGATCGTTTAACTCTTAGAATGAGATATCCATCTATGAATGAATTCATTCAGAATAACTTTGTGGTTAATGATGCAAATCTTGAAGATACCTTTGGTATTATTATGTCATGTATAGAGCAAATTTATAATGAAGAAGAATCTTGGTCTGCAGCAGATTGTTCTAAAAAAGAGTTGAAAGAATTTATTGAGCAATTAAATTCAAAACAGTTTAAAGAAATTGAAACATTCTTTTCTACTATGCCAAAACTTTCGCATACGATTGTAGTTAAGAATCCAAACACTGGTGTCGATAATGAGATTGTTTTGGAGGGATTAGCAAGTTTTTTCGGGTAAGTATGGCTCATACAGATCTTGAGTCATACTTTAGAATCAACTTTGCTTTGATGCAACACCATAAATATAGCTTGACAGAACTAGAGAATATGATACCTTGGGAGAAAGAAGTATATCTTGCTTTCCTCCAACAGTATATTGAAGAAGAAAACTTAAAGGCACAACAGCAGAATGGTTGAGATTTCTCCAATATTTGGTAGAGGACCTAGGATTTCTGCCTCAGCTTACACGGGCAGGGCAGTTGCTCCTATGGCTGTGGATGGTGGTGCCGAAACGAGGACGTTAATAACTAAAAACTCACTACAACTTGGTGTAGTAGCAAATCAGATTCAAGGATTGACTGCACAAATGCAGTCTTTGTCTGGATCATTGAGTGTTATCGCAAGTAACTTATCTGCTGCACAAACACTTCAAAGACAAAAAGATGAACAAGAGTTAGAGTTAGAGAATAGATTAGCACAACAAAAACTCAGAGAAGGTAAAGAAAGTGTAATTGAAAAGAAGATACAAGCAGCAGCACTAGCACCAGCACAGAAACTTGCTTCGAGAGCACAATTTACTTTAGGAAGACTTCAAAATTTCTTTATATCTATTTTTGGTGGTTGGTTACTGAATCAAGGAGTGCAAACTCTGAAAGCCCTAAGTGAAGGTAATAGAGATAAATTAAATGAGATAGCTCTCAATGTAACAAAGAATTTAGCAATAATTGGTGGAATATATGTGGGTATTAAACTAGGTATTGCTGCAATCCTAGGCACATTCTCTGTTCTTGGTGTTAAATTATTAGCATTAGCAGCGATAGGATTATTTACAAAACCAGGTAGGCAATTAATTCAATTTGTTGCAGATGCAGCACAGATTGCTGCTAATGCTATTGCAAATTTCCTTGGTCAAGAAAGTCCATTTCCTAATGCAGGAAAGTTGAATGAGGGCACAGAAACAGACGACACACCAATTAAAGCACCAACAGATGAGGGTAATGAAACTAATATTGAAGGCAATCAATCATCACCAGAAATTGAACAAAATACTCCACCAGACCAACCAGCACCTGAAATAGAAAAACCAAATCAATCAACACCAGATATAAAAACTGATACAGGAAAAGGAGATCTATCAGAAAATTTAGAAGGAAAGGGTGGACCTTCATCATCAATAGAATCTCTTCAAAATTCTGCCAATCTTTCAGCTAATATCGCTACTGATATTATGACTAGTTTGGTTCCAAAGGATGATAAAACTGAAGGACCAGAACCACCAGGTCCAACCAAAGAAGCTGAATCTGGTTTAGTAAAAATGACCGCTGATTTTGGCAGTGGGGAAGTTGATTTGAATAAACCAGTAGGTTCTGAAGGAAAAATTGATAAGAAGGTTCTTGATCCTGAAACAACAGAATATATTAAGCAAGAAAAATATATCGGTAAATATGGAAAACTTCCACCATCGATGTTGGAATCTATGGGTAAAAATAAACAAGTTGCACAAAGAGTTTCACAACCACCAGCAGAACCTCCTGTAAATGTTTTACCAATACCAGTAAGTTCTGGTGCATCAAAACCACAAGAACCAGCTCCTGTATCTGGGGGAATAATTGGTAAGGTAGAAAATTATGCTACAAGAAATGAAGATAACATGTATACATTTGGTGCTATGTCCAACTTTAATGTGATAGGTGTATAATGGCAATAAAACCATCGCTACTAAAGAATACTAATAGTATTGAAGCAATACAAAATTCAATCAATGCCTTTGGTGTCAGCTTACGTGCTGCAAATAGTACTTCATCTTTGATTATACGTGGATTCACTGAGAGCAACAGGCAGAAGAAAAATTCTATAATTAAAAGAAGAGAATTATTTGGAAAAAGAAGAGAAGCGGTTAGAAGAAGAGAAAAAGAAGATCAAATTGAAGCATCAAGAGTAGGTGGTATATTCAGAAGAACTGCAAAAGTTATTGGTAGTAGTACGAAAGGATTTCTTGGAAGAGTTATGGACTTCCTCGGAACAATTTTAGTTGGATGGATTGTTACCAATTTACCAATTATAATTGACACAGTTCAAGATCTTATTGGTAGAATACAAAAAGCTGCTGCCATCTTAAAAGGGTGGTTTGAAGGAACTATAAACTTTTTTACTGGATTTACCTCAAAACTTGGAGATTCCCTTACAAAGATATTAAGTTTTGATTTTTCGGGTCAAAAGAAACAAGTTGATACTGCATCAGATAAAACACAACAAGGTGCTGCGGAAGTTAAGAGAGATTTTTTAAGTCTAGAGCAACAATTAAGAAATTTTAATTTAATTGATTATCTTGGAGACTTTGCCAAAGGTGTTTTAGGGATAAAAACTGAAAAAGACCCTACCAATAACAATAATTCTAATAAATCAGATCCTGGAGGTACACCATCATCTGAAGGATCAGATCCGATTCCTTCAGGTGGTAAAGCAAGTCCTGAACAAATCGCAAGAATTGCTAAAACGGCAGGTATTCCAGAAAAGCATATTCCAACAATGGTTTCAATTGCGTTGGCAGAGTCTGGTGGTGATATTGGTGCAAGATATAATCCTGAAGGAAATACTGGAGAGGATTCTTATGGATTATGGCAAATCAACATGGATCCTAGATATGCTGATGAAAGATTAAAATTATTTGGTATAGATAACAAGAAAGAATTATTTGATCCTGTTACAAACGCCAAAGCTGCTTATGAAATATTTAAACTCCAGGGATTTGATGCTTGGACTGTTTATCGCACTGGTAAGTATCGAGACTTTTTGCCTGCTGCCAAAAAAGCAGCAAGTGCTAGCACTCAACCAACCATTTCCAGAAGTGTTGATACTAGCACTAGATACAAAGTAAATGATGATGTTACTCAATTACTTGGTGGTCAATCTCAAGCAATAATTACCTCAACAAAAGGTATGCAGGAAAGTTTTAGAACAAAACCACATGGAGGTATTGATATTGCTTGTTCTGCTGGATTGTTTATTTCACTCACCGTTGATGCTGAAGCAGTTGGAACTAAGAGTGATAGGGGATATGGTAATGTTATAGATGTTTGGGTTCCATCCCTTGGTGTTCAACTGAGATTCGCACATAATAGTAGAATACTTATATCATCAGGTAAAATCCCAGCAGGAACTTCATTTGCAATCACTGGTTCTACGGGACGTTCTACTGGACCACATATCCATTTGGAGGCATCTTCTGAAAGAGGTTCAACAAATTATGGTGGCAATATGGTTCCAGCACCTTATGTTTCTCTGATACGTCTAACAAAGGCAAAGATTGAAGGTAAAAAATCCACTACACCAGAAATGTCCAATGGAAGCGGTGGACAATCATTAAACATTGAAGGTAGTACGAGAAGAACAGTAGTTGCTGGAAGTGTGACTCCAGAGAAAAAGGGTTCTGTTGTAACCGTTCCCATAAACATGAGTTCGAACCCACAAACACCACCACCGCAATCAAGTTCTGGTGGTCAAATGACGAGCTCTACTAAAGAAACTTCGTTAAATAGTTTTATCACAAAGACACTTCTTAAAGAGTTAGAATACGTATAATGTCATTGTCAGATCCTTCACTTTACGAAGAAATTTTAATCGAGTCAAATGATCAGTCAACAACTGTTGATTTAAGACTTGGTGTTCAATCAATTGATTATTATGAAGATATATTTTCACCCACAATCACTGTAAAAATGGTCGTTACCAATACTGGTAACACAGTAAATGGTAAGGGAATATATCAGGGTTTGCCTCTTAGGGGAGGTGAAAGAGTTACGATTAAAATAAAAGATAGATTGGATTTGTCGTTTTATGTTTCTAGCATATCAAATGTTATTAGTGTCAATCAAACAGAGACTTTTGTTTTAAATTTATGTTCTAGAGAAGCAATAACTAATGAAACTGCAAGAGTTCCAATCAAATTTCCAACTTCCTCACCAATATCAACATCTGCAGAAAAAATTATAGTTGATTATTTACAAACATCTAAAAATGTGGAAGTTGACCAATCGATGAATAAGTATGGGTTTATTGGAAATATGAGAAAACCTTTTACTGTATTAACATGGTTGGCATCAAAAGCAGTTCCAGAAATGGAGGGTGATGGCACTGCAGGATATGTATTTTATGAAACTCAAAGTGGATTTAAATTCAAATCAATTGATAAACTAATATCAGCAGAACCTGTTAGCACATTTACATCAACTGAAACCGTAGTAGAAGATAAAGAGCAGCAAGATTATACTATTGTAAATCATGTAACTAATAGGAATCAAAACTTATCTGAAAATTTGAGATTAGGTGTCTATGCTAGTATGAGAAGTTTCTTTAATCCTCTTAATGGTACATTTACACATCCAGAGAAAGGAACTTTTAAACAAGATGATTACGTAGATAAATCTAGAAATTTAGGTGATAAAATAATTTTACCCAAGATTAGTGATACGTCTGAATTAACCCTAGGGGATACTCCGACACGCTTGATTACTGGAATAATTGATTTAGGAACTCAAGAGGTTGGTGTTTCCACTTCAAAAAATGCGGATCCATTTTTGTATCAATCTCAAGCATTATTCAGATATAATAGTTTGTTTACTCAAACACTCACTGCAACAGTTCCAGGTAATACATTTCTAGAAGCTGGTAATGTGATAGAATGTCTCTTTCCAATCAATACTACTGAAGAAGCAAAGGAGTTTGATCAGGAGCAAAGTGGTCTATATATGATTAAAGAGTTATGTCATCATTTTGACACTGAGGGAACTTGGACCTCAATGAAACTTGTTAGAGATACTTTCGGACAGCACAATCCAAATAATAAAGAAAAATAATGTTAGAGGAGTCTTTACTAAAAACTAATTTTATTGGAAGAGATGGTTTCCGTTGGTGGATTGGTCAGATACCACCAGAAGAAGAGGATTATGCTGCTCAAAATGATGGCGGTGGATGGGGCAACAGAGTAAAAGTTCGTATTATGGGGTATCACCCATATAGTCTAAATGAACTTCCAAATAAAGATTTGCCTTGGGCGATTGTTCTCTTAGGGACAACAGATGGTTCGGGAGCAGCTAATAGAGCAAAAACGATAGCAGTATCTCCAGGTGATACTGTTTTTGGATTCTTCTTAGATGGCGATAATGCTCAGGTTCCTGTAATTGTTGGAGTTTTTGGTAGAACTAGTCAGGTTCCATCTGATAATTATTTAAGTCCATTTGTACCATTTACTGGAAAAACCGGAGCAATAAAGAATGATGGTGCTTATATCGCGGCAAGTGAATCTAATGAGCAGAACACAACTAGTCAGCCATCACCTCCTGCCGTAGATAAGAAAACTGCAGACAGAATTAATTCGGAAGTAAATCCAGAAAATGATCCTAGAAAAAAGGTAAATGCTGCGTCAAATGTTATCGGTCAGAAAGTAACCATAGCATCTACGGAAAAAGATAGTGCAGTTCAGAAAATAAAAAATGAAACAGAAAATTTTGTAACAAGAATACAGGAGATTATCGGAGGCATTCAAGCAGGTATAGGATCTGTAACCGATGCAATCGGCAGTGTCAAACAACGTATATTTGAAGAAATTGATGGCATAACTGCTGGTATTCAGAAAAGTGCTACAAAGATGGTTCAGGATATGACAAGGAATCTATCTGATGCCATGACTCCTGTATTAAATCAAGGTCTGCAGATTCTTTATGATCAAGTGTATGCATTAGTCCTTGCTGCTACTGGCAATCCTATTGCCGCTGATAAAGCAGGTACCATAGCCCAAGCACTGTTTATCGGTCCAGTAAAAGGGTTATCTGATGCTATTCCATGTATGGCAAATAGTATCATTAATGGTCTTAGTGGTATGATCAAGGGAGTTTTGCAGAGTGTTGCTGATAATGTAACTAATTTCGTTTCATGTATTGGAGATCAAGTAGTTGGTTCTATTGTGAATCATATAATTGGTGGAGTTACGAAGTTCCTTCAACCGCTACTTGGTGGACTTGATAAAATTTTAATGGGATTTAGCCCTCTAAACTTTTTAAGAAGCACTGCTGATGCCATTTTAGGTTTAGCAGATAAACTTGGGTGTGAAGAAATCGCACCAGAGTTTGATTTAGTTTCTAATGAATGGGTGATTGGTAAGGGAACAACAGATAAAGTTGGTGTTCCTGTTGAAGATATTTTAAGAACTGCCAATGAAGCACAGAGCATAGCAGATATTGCAATCAACGCAGTGCAAGATATTGCTGGTGATACAGGTGCTCTTGGTGTTTTTGACTTTGCAAATCCAAGTGTTTCTGTTCCAGGATTTAAGAGTGCTTTAGGAAAATGTTATGCGGGTCCTCCAGAACTTGGTGGATGCGGTGGAACAAAGGTTAAGATATTTGGTGGTGGTATAAACGGGGTTGGAGGAGCAGCTAAAGCAATTTTACAACTGTCAAATTCCGACAGAGGATTAACTGGTAGTTTGTTAGGTGTAGATTTGGTTAATGGTGGGGGTGGATATACATTCCCACCATTCGTAGAAATTGTTGATGAATGTAAAAAGGGATATGGTGCCACTGCTAGAGCTGTGATAGATTATGATCCAGATTCTTCAACATACCAACAGATTATAGACATATATGTTGAATCTGCAGGAACCGACTATACTCCAGGTGAGGATGAAGAGGATTACATCACAGATGATGAAAAGGGTCCAATAATCATCGATGCTGGAGGTGGATACGACCCTGATGATGATAAAGTTATGGATACAAATGGTAATGAGTACGAGATACAAACAGATGATGATGGTAGAATTACTAACTTAATTAAGACACCCAAAAAGAATGAAGGAGTTGATGATGATCTAGACATTCCATCTATTAAAGAAGAATTGGAATACTTTATTACTTCCAAGAAAGGAACTGGTGCTATTATACGTCCAAGGTTGATTGTAAGACCTGTAGAACCTCAGGGTCAAATTAAGACTGTTGTTGATTGTATTTCGAAAGATGATACTCTTGTTGGATACGTTGATGGTAAAGAATACTACGGTCCATACCACATACACCCATCAAATGGTAGAAAGATGGTAGGTATAATTCATTCTTCCACAAAACATAAATTCATATATGATACAAGACAGGAAAGTCTTGGTTCAACATCATACAGTATAGAGACTGGAGGATCAATTTCAAATACCACCACTACAGATAGTGTAGATACACCAACTGCCACACCATCACCAATTCCTTCCCCAACTCCAACTCCTTCCCCAACACCAACTCCTACCACACAACAGACAAGTGGAAGTGGTGGAGCAGGTGGATCATCCCCAACACCTTCACCTACTCCTCCAACACCACCACCATCACCACCAACTCCTCCCCCATCCTCTGGTGGTGGCGGATATGGCGGATACTAATAAATATCACAAACGAGGTATCCATGTCCCATAAGTTTTCAAAAAGAAGAGTAGAATCATACAGTCCTGATTTTAGACTTGAAACCGCAAATCCACAAATGGGTTTCAATGGTGCAGGTGTGTATGATTTTTATGGGAGAACAGATAATGGTGACGTATCTCTACAGGGGTTATGTCAAGGAGGAATATACCATTTTTATAATGACAGAACTATTGAAATCGTTGCAGGAGCAAAAAATAATAGGGGAAGTGTTGATGTCTGCATAACTGGGATGAAGGGTAGCATTGTCATAAGTGCATTAGAGAATGGTGATGTTAGAGTATCAGGTAAGGATATTGTATTCGATGCTAAAAATAATATTAAATTTAAGTGTGGTGAGAATTTTACAGTAGATGCTGGTAATAAAGTTGATATTAAATCTAAAGAAGCATATCTTGAAGCTCCTCACTCTTATGGACCTGATTGTATAGCAACTGAATTTAATGCTAATTCAATGTTATCAAGAGTATTTTCCGGTCTTGCGGCAGAAGGTATCGCTAGAGCAGCTGTTGTAGGTGCTGGTGGACCAGGTTTAGTTGGTGTTGAGGGAGTCGTAAGCACAGCAGTTAAGGCACTATCATAATGGATAACAAAGTATTTTTCGATTCTACATTTTTTGCTCCTGCATCTTTTTATAGTGATGCAACCTTTCAAGGTGCTTCATCCACTAACTTAACTGTAAGTGATACTTTTGATTTGACTGGAACTGCATCAGTAAAAGAGGTATTTGAAAAGGTACATGTAAATTCAGATGATACTGGTGGATATTTACATATTGATGTTAATAACGGATCATTACACAATTACACTCAGAACTTTGGTTCTAATTTCACACTTAATGTGAGAGCAGATTCTAAAACTACATTGGATTCTGTAATGAAAGATAAGACCAGTTTAGTAATAACACTTATGATTCCGATGGGAGGTTCTGCTTTTTATCTTTCTGATGCTTCAACCACAGGATTTAAGATTGATGGAACGGCACAATCGGTGAAGTGGATATTAGCACAACCACCAAATGCTGGATTTATTGACTCAATAAATTCTTATACATTTGCTATAATTAAAAATAGCAAGGACAATTATACAGTTTTAGGTTCTCTCTCTAGATTTGGATAATGCCGGTATTTGGTACATCATCATCGTTAAGTGCTTCTGGATATGGATTTGGTAGATCTCTCCAATCTTATGAAATCACACCGTCAACCACTTATGTGAATGAAGGTTCTTCAGTAACTTTTACAGTTGAAGCAGTTGGTGTAGGAAATGGTACAGTTCTAGGATGGAATATAACTGGTTCCGTAAATGCTTCAGACTTTGTTAGTGGTAGCACAACTGGAACTACCACGGTATCTAATGAACAGGCAACAATAACTCTAACTTTAGCAAATGATGCTACAACAGAGGGGCAAGAATCATTTCAAGTTAATGTAACCAGACCTGATGGTGAATTAGCAGTTCAGAGTGAAATGATATTTGTTAGTGATACATCAATTATTCCAGCGTATATTGGTACATATCTATTCAAATCACCAAGACATTTTAAGGGTACCGGGGCAGATTGGACCATTCCATCTGGCACTACACACATTTATGTTAGAACTTCAGGTTCTGGATCCACTGGAAGCATTACCAATAACAGTTATACAGATGGACCTGGTGGTGCTGGAGGATATAGTAAAGGTTTAATGGCAGTATCTTCAGGACAAGTTTATAAAGTTGCGGTTGGAACTATTCAAAATAATGGTTCTAGACCATCTAATGGTCACTCTGGTGGATTTAGTGGTATTTTATCTGGACCCACATCACCAACTGCACCAGAACCAGCATTTACTTCATATATTTTGGCTGGTGGAGGAGGAACAGGACAACCAAACTTGAACTACGCACACTCATATTCATCAGGTCGAGGTGGTGCTGGTGGTGGTAACAACGGACAACCAGGAGATTATGTAACTAATAAACCAGGATCATTTCCAGCTCAGGGTGGTAGTCAAAGTGCTGGTGGTAGAGGTCCTTCAAATTATCCACACCAGTACACCGGTTCATATTTAAAAGGTGGACTTGGTGGTGGCGGTGGTGGATATTATGGTGGCGGTGGTGCTCCTGGTCTACAAGGTGGAGCTGCTGGAGGTAGTGGAACCACTGTAAATACAACGTACAATCCATCACCACAATTTCAAAGAATCACTTACACTGGAAATAGACAAAGTGTTTCGCCAGCAATGTTCACCCCAGATTATTACTTATTAGGTCCTAACCCAATATCTCCGTCTCCGTGGGGAGCAGGTGGATCTGGTTACAATGGACCATATTCTACTTATAGTGCAAATCTGAATAGAGGGAATGGATTCGTAATCATTCACTGCTTTAGAAGGAGTCCGGTAACTGGGGACATGCCATCCACTTTTACAATTCTTGGAACCTACTGATCGCTTGACACCACTACGAAAGTACCCTATAATATCAAGGTACTCAACGGAACACAAATGAACGAAACTTATGTTTCAGGTGTGATAATTGACATTTGTACCCGCACATTTTTTCTTTATAGTAATGATGGAGACTCTGAAATTGTGGAGTGTGAAAATGCTATTCAATTTATGAATGTGTTAGAAACATGTACAGCACATTTGAATAAAGATCAAATTGAATTTGCGGATTTATCGTTGAAAGAATGATGGAGATTTTTACTTTGAAAGAATGGGAAGAAAATTTTGATGAACTCTTCGCAAGAGTTGAAAACGGAGAGCACATAGGTATTGTGCGAGAGGATGGCAAGGCAGCAATATTCATGCCAGCAGATGATGAACTGCTTCGAATATACAAGGATGATAATAACGAAGCACAATAATCATCTGGGACTGTCGCCTAACGGTTAAGGCCCACTGCTTATAACGGTGTGACCTGGGTTCAACTCCCAGCAGTCCTATTTGCTTCCTTAGCAATCTGGTGAATGCAGCAAACTCATAATTTGCCTAAGGAGAGTTCGATCCTCTCAGGAAGCATTAGACGGGGAATGAGCTCGCCCGCGACGGTGCTAACCACACTGTGATCTAGAGAGTTGGTTACTTTCTTCTTGCTCCATTACAAACTGTCAGAATGTTGGGTTTGACCGCCCCATAGCAAGCATTCGGATAAGTGTAATGTTCTGCGAGTATGGTGGAATCGGTAGACACACCAGACTTAAAATCTGTTGAGCATCACGCTCGTGGGAGTTCAAGTCTCCCTACTCGCACTAAATACCTAAAAAGAGGTATTATGAAGAACACTTTTGAAGTTAGTTCCTCTCTTGTTTGGTACAATGATGAGAGAATGATTGTCAAAATGTACTTCTTAAATGATATCCCATTCACTTTTGATGAATTACCTGTTGGTCATCTTTGGGATCAGGACTTAGTTAAAGAGGCAAATGGAAATAAAAGTTTTGAAATAGATGATGTTTATAGAGGATCTAATTATTTGATTCAAGAAGCATGTCATCCATGCTTTGATAACATCGAGATTTCAAACCCCGAATTACTACCAGACGATCTGGTTTCTTATTTTGATGAGGAAGATTTAAGGGGATAAATAAAACATAGAAATCAATGGTTGTCAGATAAGATGCCTCTTAATAAGCTTGAGAACTTTATCAAGAATGCTGAAGGTCGCATTCTGTATGTAAACCCTAATGACCTTGACTCTACTGATGGTATTGAAAACCAGGGTAATTCATTAACAAAACCCTTCAAAACTATTCAGAGAGCATTGCTGGAGTCAGCAAGATTTTCATATTTAAGGGGTGATGATAATGATATCACAGAAAAAACTACTATTCTTGTGTTCCCCGGTGAACACTTAATTGACAATAGACCCGGATATGCAATAAAAGACGTTGCTAATAATGCTATTGCAGTTGCTCCTAATGGTGCAGAATTTGCTGCACAAAATGAGTTAACTTTAACTCTTAATTCTAATTTTGATTTAACACAAGAAAATAATATACTTTATAAGTTCAATAGTATTAACGGTGGTATAATTATTCCTCGTGGTACTTCTATTGTCGGTCTAGATTTAAGAAAAACCAAAGTCAGACCAAAATATGTTCCCAATCCAACGGATTCTAACGTTCCAAGTTCTGCAATTTTTAGAATCACTGGTGCTTGTTATTTTTGGCAATTCACATTCTTTGATGGTGATGAGACAGGACTGGTCTATACTGACCCATCAGATTTTTCGATAAACAATAGATCCAAACCAACTTTCTCTCACCATAAAATTACTTGTTTTGAATATGCTGACGGTGTGAATATCCCTGGTGGATATCAACTCACCGATCTTGATATGTATTATAGCAAGGTTGGTAATGCGTTTAATAGAGCATCCGGAAGAGAGATTGATCAGAAGTATCCAGCACAACCAAATTCATTTGCAAAGCAACGCCCAGAGTGGGAAATAGTTGGTGCATTTGCGTCTGACCCTATTACTATTTCAAATATCATTTCTGGTGATGGTTCCACTCCATCTAATGTTGTTACCGTAACAACTCAGTCTGAACATAATCTAAATGCTGGTACACCAGTCAAAATTAAGGGTATTAATGTACCAGATTATAATATCTCAACAAAAGTAGTTTCTGTTCTTAATGAGAGAAAATTCACATATTCTTTACCCTCGGTGAGAGCAAATCTACCTGCCGGATCTCCTGCTGGACTTTCTCCAGGAAGTAACGCTGCTGTTGTTATTGAAACAGATACAGTATCAGGCGCTTCTCCATACATCTTTAACTGCTCCCTTCGTTCTGTCTACGGAATGCAAGGTATGCACGCTGATGGTAGCAAAGCAGATGGTTTCCGTTCAATGGTCGTTGCACAGTTTACCGCTGTATCTCTTCAGAAAGATGACCGTGCATTTGTAAAATATGATCCATCTAACAGAAGATGGAATGGAATTGGATATAAGAGAAAGACCGGAGAATCACTGTCGCAAGAATCATCTTCAACTAGTGATGCTACAGTATTCCATTTAGACTCTGATGCAGTTTATAGAGATGAGTGGGCTACCACTCACATCAAGATGTCTAATGATGCAGTCATTCAGATTGTTTCTGTCTTTGCTATCGGTTTCCATAAGCACTTTGAATGTGAGAGTGGTGGTGATGCTTCTATTACAAACTCCAACTCTAACTTTGGTCAATTCTCGTTAGCAGCAGATGGATTTAAGAGAGAAGCATTTGATAAAGATGATAAAGGATATTTAACAGGTGTTGTTACTCCAAGGTCAATTGGTGCAAGTGAAGTTGATATTGATTGGTTACAGTTTGATCCACATGTAACTGGTGGCAATACGACAACCAGATTATATTTGAAAGGATATACAAATGCATTAGAAAAACCACCAATCATTGCACAGGGTTATAGAATTGGTGCGAAAGTAAATGATAAGATCTTCTTGAGGGCACCCAATGTTGCCGATAAAGAAGCTAGGGTCTTGATGACGGAAGAAATTCCTACTAGCACCACTAGTAATAGTGTCACTGGTTCAGATACTTCCGTTAAATTATATGCTGATGTTCAATTAATTCAAAAAAATGGACAAACAGTATATAAAACAAATGGTGCTCACAAACTTAGAAATGGTGAATCAATCAGAATCTTTAGTGAAACTGGTGATTTACCTGAGGGTTTGGAAGGAAATAAAGTTTACTATGCAATTACAAAAAATGATGCTTCAAATCTGATTCCGTTAAACAATGATGAAATTCGTATAGCATCTTCAAACACCAATGCCAACTTAGCAGATCCAATTAGTATTAAAAGTTATGGTGGTGTTCAATTAAGAATTGAAAGTAGAGTTTCTGATAAAACTGCTGGTGAAATAGGACATCCTATACAATTTGATTATAATGTTGTACGTTCAGATGGAGGAACAGGCAACTGGTTCATTTATGTTGATTCTACTGGTAATACCATAAAACCACATCTTGATACTATTCCAACAACTGTTGAAGAGAGTGAAATCACCACCATCAAAAGAATTGAGGATGGAAGAAGTATTGATGAAAAAATTTATAAGTTCCGTTATGTAGTTCCAAAAGAACTGAATAATGCTAGAGATCCAGTCACAGGATTTGCTCTTCAAGACTCTGGAACTGTTAATGTTAGAGATGCTAGTGATTTTAACATTACAACATTGACTGGTAATGATTATGATTTTAATCGTAATCCAAGATTTATTAGTAGTTGTACTTATAGCAATCCCACTAATACAATCACAATTGAAGCAGATAAATCTCATGGATTGAGACAAGGAAATATTGTCGTTTTAGACAATATTCCCAGTTCAACTAATACTTTAAGTAGAGACAATTTTGGATTCAATGGAACTTTTGAAGTTTCATCGGTTGTCGATGAGCATACATTTACTGTAGCTGATGTTGATATTTTTGGTGTCACTCATGTACCAGGAACCCCACTCTTTAATACACAAGTAAGAGATAAGAATCTACCAAGATTTTCTAGAAATGACACCAAGGAAAATCACTACATTTATCGTGTAGAAGTCGTTTCTCCATTCATTAAAGATGTTCAAGATGGTGTTTACTATCTTTATGTTCTTAATGCTAATAATGGAATAGTACAACCTGATGGAGAATTTAGCACATTCAAGTATAGTCAAAATATTGCCGACCTTTATCCACAATTAGATAGAGATAATGATAGTGATGATCCTCCAGCAGCTGCATCATTTGCGAAGAGATCTCCATTGGGTGAAGTTTCTACTAATGATTTGAAGAGAAGTCTGACTAAAGAAACTGTCGATACTTTCTTCAATACATATTCTCTCGGTAATGAAATCATCGCAGTAACTGATAATGGAAATAATACAAAAACATTAACTCTTAAATACGAGCATGGTTTAGCAGGTATTCATGGTTCATCATCTGCCACTGGAAGTGGTCATGTTGAGGGTACATATTATAATGTAAAACTTTTCAATGATTTTTCTGACCCATCTGTGGCAGTGTGGGATGGTGCTAGAGCAGATGTAACTGTTGATAATTTGGGCAGGGTATCTGAATATAAAATTGTTGAACATGGTTCTGGTTATGTTCCAAATGAAACACTTTACTTCGATACTACAGTAATTGGTGGAACAACATCATCCAATTCTGCTCATATCGATATTGGCGAATCCAATATTAGTATGGGCAATAAGGATTATGTTCAAATAACAGGTATTGGCACTGCTACCGGTGGTTATTATAGAATTGATAATGATAGAGATTTACTTGGTAATAAGAAACAAATCGTAATCGAAACTCATAGCAGTGATCCAGAAATTGTTCCTGGAGAATATGTAAATGTTCTTGGCAGAGTCGTTGAGGTTCATGATGCTCCCCTTTCTTCTGATAGAGGACTTGTTACTATCACAACTAGTTCTCCAAACGATTTGATTAAAGGAAATACTATTAGAATTCTCAAAAGTAATGAAGAAAATTTAGGTGATTATCTTGTAGAATCTGTAGCAAAAAATTCTACAAATTCTACTCGTTGGGACATTGTTGTTAATACTACTGTTGATTTACACGAGGCTAGTAGGATTTTAAAGCATGGATTATCTCATAATAATGCTAGTGCTGATAGTAGAGGGGAAAATATAGGAACTAGACTCCATACATTCTATGATAATGAACAAATGGAAGTAGGTGGAAGCACCGAAATTGACATTTCACAAACTGAAATTCCATTTGTTCATACCAATCCGTACTATATGACATCTAGATTCCCTATCGGATGTTATATTCAAATTGGTAATGAAATAATGAGGGTGTCATCCTCCACAATCACAAATGATAAATTAAAAGTTATTCGTGGTGTGATGGGTACTAATGTCGAAAGACACCCAGTTAAAACTGTAATCAAGAAGATTAAGTTGCTTCCTATTGAACTTCGTAGACCTTCTATTCTTAGAGCATCTGGTCATACGTTTGAATATCTTGGTTATGGTCCTGGTAACTATTCTACAGGACTTCCACAGGTTCAGGTTAAGACCCTCAGTGAGAATGAAGAATTCTTATCACAATCACAAGAAACTGCTTGTGGAACCGTACTTTACACAGGTATGGATAGTGATGGTGATTTCTATATTGGAAACACCAAGTATTCTGCACAGTCTGGTGAACAGAAGACTTTTGATGTACCAATTCCAACCATTACTGGACAAGATCCAAATAGATTGAGTGTTGTATTTGATGAAATCATCGTTAAGGATAGAATCCTTGTTGAAGGTGGTAAATCAAAACAATTACTTTCACAGTTTGACGGACCTGTTACCTTCACTGGTGATGTAAGATTCAATCAAACCTTAAAACTTACTAATGTTAAGTCTATTAGAACTAACGGAACGGTTGATATTGGTTCTGAAGCGGATGCTGGGGATTGCTCTGATCCAAACGCAGCATTGAGAGTTAAAGGTGGTGTTTCTATTGAGAAGAAATTACATGTTTGTAAAGAAGTTACAATCGGTAAGAGCCTGGGACCGCTGCCTGCAGTAACTACAGATAAAGCACTTGATGTATTGAACGGTTATGTTCATATACATAATACTACTCAGGCATCAGGTGGAAGCAGTGGTGCATTAATAGTTGAAGGTGGTGCAACTATTAACGGCGGAAGTTATGGATTAACGGTAACAGGGGGCAAAAGTCGCCTCTACAAAACTGTAGAATTCGGTTCATTACCTTCTGATACTGATCTTGAAGTGGGTCTTGAGCCTTTATCCGATGCTTCCGATAGCGGTGGTCATGGTGTATCTATTGGAACTCCATCCAAAGCGTTTGCCGAAGCACACATTGGTAGGATTCAAATCGGTCATTATGATTCCGCTAATCCTGGTGATAATGGAAATCAACATATTACAACTAGAAGTGGTGAATTAAAATTAGACGCTAAGAACGGTCGTGTTGAAATATTAAAGGTGCCTAGTGATGAATTAATTGTAACAGGAACAACTAACCTGAATGGTAATACTTCCATCACTGGAACATTAAGTGCAAGTAGTGATGCCACCTTTGGTGGTAATTTAGATATTGGAGGTGATTTAGAGACTGCTTTTGTTAGAATTGACGGTAGAACAATTGAACCAAAATCTGGAAATTTATCTATTGGTAGTAATAGCAGTAATACCCAGGTAAAAGGTGATTTAACTGTAGCTAGTGCTGCCAACTTTGCTGGTAATACAGTTCAAATTACTAGTAATAAAGTCAAAGCAACTACATTTCAAGGTACGGCAGATATCGCAAATGCCGCAAATCAAGTAAAAGTTTTTGGTCCTAGCAATGGCGGTGGTGAGGGTTATTTGGTGGTGGTCGATGGAGCTGGTGCCTCTAAAAATCTTGAAATGCATACCAATGCCCGATTTAATGGTACTACAATTACTTTAGGAAATCAAAGCGCACCACCTGTCAAATTGAATTGTGAGGTCAATAATACACCTGGATCGATTGAAATTACCGGACACCTCAAGTGCCAAAGAGTCTTTGCTACTAATGACATTACTGCTTTCTATAGTTCCGATGAAAGATTGAAGGATAATATCTCTAAGATTGAAGATCCTTTAGCAAAAGTTGTGTCACTGGGAGGATATACTTTTGATTGGAATGAAAAAACTGATAATGATGGCACCGAAACAGGTGTTATCGCTCAAGAGGTTGAATCACTTGGATTGCCTGGAATTGTCACAACTAGAGATGATGGATATAAGGCAGTTCGTTATGAAAAACTTGTTCCACTTTTAATTGAAGCGATTAAAGAATTGAATGATAAGGTTTCTTCTCTTGAAGATAAACTAAATAACTAGAAAAGCATCCTGAGATGGCGAATTATAACAAGCAGTTTAATTTTCGTAATGGTGTTCAAGTTGATGATGATAATTTAGTAGTAAGTCCTACTGGTTTGGTTGGAATCGGCACTACGGTTCCAACTGAATTATTAGATGTTCGTGGCGATGCAAAAATCTCTGGATTTGCTACCGCAACTGAGTTAAGAGGACAAGCTTTAGTTGTCTCTGGAATAGCAACTTTTAATGAAATAAAATTAGAGTCTGATAGTATTATCGTTGGTAGTGGTGTAAGTATTGGTAGCGGTATTGTAACTGCTCTAGATCCAACCGGAATTGTTACTTACTATGGTGATGCCAGATACCTTCAAGGTATGCCAACTTCACAATGGTTGGATGTTGATGCTGGATTGGGATTCATTAGCGTCTATAATGCTGGAAATGTTGGTGTAGGGACTGATGACCCAAGATTCATGCTTCAGATTGGTGGAAATACCGACACGTCTGTTGCTGGATTTGCCCCTGGTGTTGGGATTAGTTCCGAAGGGAATGTAATAGCAACGGGGATCGTAACTGCTTCAAGTTTTGTTGGCATAGGTTCATTACTAACTTTACTTAACGCTGATGAATTAGTATCTGGAACTATTGATAATGATCGACTGCCAGAAGATATACAAATAACAGGTATTATAACTGCCAATACTTTTAAAGGTCAACAACTTAATGTAACTGGTTTAGCAACTGCCAATACTTTTAAAGGTCAACAACTTAATGTAACTGGTTTAGCAACTGCCTCTAGTTTTATTGGTAATTTAGAAGGCGATGAGATAGTAGTTTCTGGTATTGTAACTGCTAATACTTTTGATGGTCAACAACTTAATTTAACTGGTATAGCAACTGCTACGACTTTCAATGGTCAACTTAATACTACTGGTGTTGCAACTGCCTCTAGTTTTAATGGTAATTTAACAGGTGATGAGATAGTAATTACTGGAATTATTACAGCAACTTCATTAGACGGTGATGTAGTTGGAACTGCTTCAACTGCTCTTACTTTAAGTGGAACCCCAGATATAGAAGTATCTAATATCATCTCTGGAATCATAACTGGAACTAGATTTGAAGGAGATGTAATCGGCACAGCTACTACAGCAACTGACTTACCTTCAAATGCTAATATAACAATAGATAAAATTACTGTTGGAATATCTAGCGTAAAATCCATACTTGGTGTTGGAACCAATCCATTAAACGGAAATATAACTGTTGGAGTAACGACTTCAGGTATTAGTGCTGATATTTTAATAGACAGATTCGCTGGTATCAATACCACTGATAGTCCTGCTGCAAGTCTTAGATTACTTTCGGATAAAGAAGAATCAATTATTACTATTGGATCATCTGTAGCAATTACGGGAAATAATGCTCAAATTAGATATGGAAACCGGAATTTAGGTTTTACTTATAGTACACACGATTCTCTTGATTTTATTAACTATGGCAGTGGAAATATAAACACATATTTACAAAGAGGAACGGTTGGATTAAATACTGGATCTTTCTACTGGCATGGCAAGAATGACGTAATGATGTCCCTCACATACGAGGGTAATTTAGGTATTGGTATAACAAATCCAACAGAAAAGTTAAATGTTCAGGGCACAGCATTCTTCTCTGGTCCAGTAACTTTTGATGATATTATTACTGTTAATAGTGCTATAACTTCACCAGTTAGGGGTAATCTTCTAGATTTATCAGACGATGTTATTGTTGACGTATCAGAAAAATTATTTACAGGAAATGTAAATATTAATAGTGGAATTTCTACATTCAATGAAGTTTCTACAGGATCTACAATAAAAGCAGATAACATCGTTGTTGGTGGAGGTTTAGCTTCACGATCTTCATTATCACATATTATTAGTGCAAATAGTGAGCAACATAGATTCTATGTAAATGATAGTGGAGCGATAGGAATAGCAACAACATTTGAATTTGGAGATGATATAGGAATAACTGCCCCAGGAAAATTTGCTATTTTAGGTGGTGTTGGTGTTGGAACCACTGTCCCTAAATGTGCAGTAGATTTTGCAGATGCCGGTACTGTGGGTATTGGAACAACACAACCATACTTTTTACCACCAAAAATATCTAACACAACTAGAAATGGTATTGGTGAAACAGTAACTGGTGCAACAATTTACAATACGGACTTGAATAAATTACAAGTTTATACAGGTTCTGCATGGGAAACCATTACTAGCGCATAATCATATGACAATTAAAACATCACAAAACAATCTAACATTTAGCGAGATTGAATCTGAATTTGGAAGGTCTCCAAACAGATCTATAGGTGATTATAGAAGAAGTATATCAAAAGGTGGGCAGACTTGGCCACTTGATGATGGTATTCCCACTTCAGGGACAATTAGTTTTAGTAGTTTTCTTGGAAAGCAACACAATATAATTATTGTGTTAAATGGAGGTCAAACCGCTAGAGACAAGATACTTAGTGATAAAAGCAGTATTGATAGTACAGGATATAGAGGTACGAATAGTAGTATAAGGAGAACATCTAAAAATATTGTTTATGTCAATAGAACAATAGGATCTGCACAGGGTTCTAGAGAAAAATGTGCTTTGAGAACACAAGATAAAAATAGATGGTTTGGTGGAAATCCCAACGGCGGAAAAATTTTTATTAGAATTGGTAGTAGTGGAGGATTATATGGTGCTGGTGGAGATGGTGGACAAGGTGGTACTGAGGAAACAAATGGTGACAATGGTGAGAATGGAACTAGCGCATTAGGTTTAGAAGTGAATGTAGAATCCATATTCATTGATAGTGGTGGTCGTATTCAAGCAGGTGGCGGCGGTGGTGCTGGCGGCGGTGGAGCTAGAGAAGATACTACTAAAGTAAGAAGAGCTGGAGGCGGCGGCGGTGGTGGTGGTGCTGGTCTACCTGCTGGAGAGAGGGGTGGTAAAAGAAAAAAGAAGTCACAATCCGAAGGAGGGAAAGGAAATGATGGATCATTAAATTCTGGTGGAAACGGTGGAAAGGGTGGTGAAAATGATGATGAAGCCCACGGTGGTGGCGGCGGAGGCGGCGGATCTTTCGCTGGTGGTGCAGCTGGTACTAGTAATGGTCCTGGTCAAGGTGGAGAAGGTGGGTTTTCAAAGGATGATGGCGCAGATGGTGGATTTGGTTCCGGCGGAAATGGTGGAGATGGAGATGATGAGGGTCATGGTGGTGCAGGCGAATCAGATGGTGGAAAAGGTGGAAAAGGTGGATATGCAATTACGAGAGCAAATAGTTCAATTTCTACACCTATTCTCCTTGGACAAACGCTTAGTATAAAAGGAGATATCGGTCAACACGGAGTCATATAAAGTTGGTTAAATAGTAGAAACCATTGACTTTTTTATATCATGGAAGAAGAATTGTCGGCAACAGTGTGTGAAGTCCCTTTTCCACATTTGATCATAGAAAATTTTTATAATGAGGAAGAACTAGAATTGATATGGGAAGAGTTAAATTTTTATACAAAACCAAATAAATTATTACCAGCAGAAAAATATGGCGGAGTTGTTGACTTTACAGAGTCCAAAGGACTTGTTTTAGATAATCTTTACAAAAATTACAAAGATTCTGGTAAAAACTACAGAAATATCTCTAACATTTTAACAGTTAATCGTAAATTATTCAACGAAGAAGCTATCCTAGATGTATTTTCAGAAATACACGATTGCTGTAGTATCGCTAATCAATCAAATGAAGATATTACAAAAATTAGATATTATCACAATGGTGAGGAATATAAACCACATACAGATAAAGCTTTTCAATTTTTAGCATTTTCATATTTTTATAAGGAACCAAAAAAATTTAGTGGTGGAGAGTTATTCTTTCCAAAATATGATTATGAATATTCTTGTGATAATAATTCTATGATTATTTTTCCTGGATGGGTAGAACATGGTGTGAGAGAAGTAACCATAAGTGATTCAGAATACTTTGAAGGATATGGTAGATATGCTATTACTTCATTTTTTGGTTCCAAACCAAGAGATACTTGACAACTTAATGAATTACAAGTAGAATTGCTTTGTTGCCTTTGAAGAGATGGAAGCTTTAGATCTATTCCCAGTATCAATATATCGTTATCAACATACAGATGATGGTGAGAAAGAATATATTAGAAATTTTATTCTAGAAGACATTATTGAAGAGTCATCTAGATGTTCAGTTCCAGAGGATTGGGCAACTGATAATCTAAAGACCTCTTTTCCTGGTGGTGGATCAATTATAGATAAGCATGGTGAATTTTTCTATGCAATTTTTAGAAAGTTTCTAAAAGAAATGTTTCAAGGAGTCTTATTTGATCTTCATGGTGATATCTGGTTTAACTATTATGAAAAAGGATCTTATCAAGAGCTTCATGATCATCTTTCAGAAATAGAAACTAGAGCACAATATTCTTGCATTTACTTTTTATCTTATGATGATGAAGTTCATACACCCGTAGAATTTCATGATCCTATTTCACTATTAAGAAAACATAGTTGTAGTAGAAGTTTTGAGTTCAAAATGGGTGAAGTGGGAAACTGGTTCGCTCCTAAAGTATCAGAAGGCACTTTCTTGGTATTTCCAACTTATCTTCAGCATCGAGTTTTGCCTCAAAAAGTGTCAGACAAACCAAGAATTACTATTTCATTTAATATAAGTATTGATGAATTTGAAGATCTTAGATAATTTTTTAGATATAGATGATTGTTATCTAATACTAGATTATTGTCACTCAGCATCCTATAACTATGGTGAATTTGATGCTCCTGGTGATATACCAACTGGTATGGTTCATGAAATAGATGAAACAAGTTGGATATACAATAAGTTCTTTCTAAAAACTAAAGATTTGGTAAAAGATCTTTATTTGGATAGAATGTATGTAAATTGTTTTGCATCAGGAGAAAATCCAAACTTTCATATTGATGGTGATCACGGAATCACAATGTTATACTATGTAAATGATGAGTGGGACATAGAAATGGGAGGTGAAACACAGTTCCTGATTGATAATGAAATTCGTGGAATTTTACCACTACCCAATAGATTGGTATATTTTGATGCAAATATCCTACACAGAGCGACCAGTTATAGAAGTGGACACCGATTTACCATTGCGATCAAATATGGCATATAATCAGAGTAATTGAATCAAAGTAATGAATGGTTTGATGGATGCTATTCACGCCGAGGATCCTTTTTATTCTCCCCCACTAGATACTAAACATACTAGGATTTATTTTCACCAACAAGCAGCAATTAAAAGATTGATTGAACTTGGTGAGTATCCTATCTGTGCTTTTGTTGGTATGACAAAAGCGGAAAGAGGATTCAAAAGATTTGATGATAGGGATTATTCACACCTACCAGAAGAAGTTGTTGCTGATGATTATCTAGATTGTCATATTGACTTGACAGATCATTACATTAGATCTTTTTTATTTGCTGCTGGGTGTAGAAAAACAACTCTAGGTGGATCTCAAGAAGTTGTTGAAGCACCCTTGTGGATTACATCTTATTCGGAATTTATTTCTTTTCTCAAGCAACAAGTTAAAGAAGTCAATGAAAGATTTTACGAGCAAGAAAAAGTTTTCGGATTTACTCCAGAATCTCATAAGAAACTGATTAAAGAGAAGAATCCAGAAGCAGTTCGTGCTCCTAAACTACATCTCGTAGTAGAAATCATTGATAAGTTGAAAAATCTGGCAAAAGATGCTATGATTTATGTGCCACAGGATGCTTTTGGTCATTTTTCTATCACACTAACTAAGAAAGGATATACGAATATCTACACCGATAAGGATTATGATATGAATCCTTCAGGAATGGCGAATGTTCCTGATAACATTACTAAAATCACCGAAGAAGAATACAACGACATGGATTTTGATGCTGTTATTGGTAATCCTCCTTACGGTAAAGGTGGTAGGTTAGCACTTAAGTTTTTGAATAATTCTGCGGAACGTGTTCGTGCTAAGGATGGACAGATTATTCTCGTTCTCCCCAAATCTGTAAAGCAAGGTTCTGCTAACTACAACAAGATCAATCGTGATCTTGAGATTGTTAGTAATAAAGATTGTGCTGATAATGATTTTGCTGCAAGTATTGATGCTTGTATTCAAGAATGGAAGATTGGTGAGAAGCAACGTGAACTAGATCCTGAATATAAACAGCATCCTCATATCGAGTTTCTCAAGTATGACAATCGTCACAGTGCCGATATTTTTGTTGGTGGAGATGGAGGGGGAGCATCTGGCAAAGTTTTTCTGCCAGGCGAAAAGAATGCTGATGGAAAACCTTGGTTAGATTATGAGAAATCTTCTTCTCATAATTACATTCGTGTTCGTCCAGATGGCATCATTACCAAAGAAGAAATTCTTGAACGTATTGTTGCTATGGGACAGAATGGTGACGGTAGTTTGAGAAAGATTGCTACAGGAACTACCAATGGTATTCCTCATCTTGGCAAGGGTAAATTTATCAAAGCATATACTGAACGGTACGGAAATGGGCACTGATAAGAATAAACACAATAAAGATACTGGATCTAATATCGAACGCTCAGATCAAAGAATTGCTGAAACGCAAGAAGTATTCACACCCATGAAAATGTGTGAAGAGATGGTTCAGATGATTGATATTGAGAAGAGAAAGAATCCAGAATCAAAGTTTCTGGATAACTCTGCTGGTTCTGGTAACTTTATCCTTGCACTTAAAGGAGAATTGGTTAAGTATCATTCAGAAGAGCATGTTCTAAACAATATGCTTTACGCTGTTGAGTTGATGGAAGATAATCACAAAGAAATGTGTGAAAGGGTTGGTGTACCTTTAGATCATCCACATTATGTTTGCCATGATGCTCTCACCTATGATTATTCTTTCGGAGAACCTGTAGGAGTGGAACAGTTCTTCTAGTGGCATAAGGGGGTTGACCTGCTTCCCTTATCACCCTATAATGACTTTGCCTTCAATACAACACTAAATGGCAACCGCTCACAAACTTACTAACAAAGCTTTTTCACAATGGCAGGTAGATCAATCACTTGCATTTGCTAAGGAAAGTATCGACTCTCGATTCTGCCCTGGATATGCAATGAAGAATCCTACTTTGGTTGGTATCTTGATGAAAATGCAAATGGATCTTGAGGATAAACTTGATGCTCAAGATTTTGAAAATAAAGTTGAAAAAAAAGTTACTGAACCAGTGACTGAAACCGACATTACAAAAGTTGAATTTACTTACAAAATTCTCAGTGAAAGTTTCAAGGTAAATCAGATTTTCACTGCAAAAGAAGCATATAATGCTATCCGCCCATATCGCTTTTCTAACGAATTTAAGAGTGAAGAGAGTTATCGCGGTACAATTCTTGCAGAACTGCAAGTGTTGCGTGATGACAAACGCCTTCGCTTCTATGCAGGTGGTAAGAGTGGAACCTATTGCCTCTTGCGCTGAGGACCAATCTACAGACCGTCCACTGGGTTCCCCTGTGGGCGGTTTTCTGCTATAATGTATCCATACTGAACAGGACACCACTTGATCAACCTTCGCCCTCACCAGCAGCAGGCAGTGGACGCCATGCTGGCGTATGACAAAGGACAGGTCATCATCCCCACGGGTGGTGGCAAGACCATTTGTATGATTCAAGATTATTTGAATCATCAATATCATAGTTGTAGAACTACTGTGGTTGTTGCTCCTCGTATTCTCCTTGCTAAACAGTTGTGCAAAGAGTTCATGGAGTTTGTGTCTGCTACTTGGACACACGTTATGCACGTTCACAGTGGTGAAACGGACTACTTCAGCACTACCAAGAGCGACAAGATTGCCCTGTTCAATAATACTGCACGGGCAGCAGGTGAGTCCTGCATCATCTTCACAACTTATCATTCGTTAGAGAAGATTGTTCAGTCTGGTATCTGTGTTGATACCATTTATTTTGATGAGGCACATAACTCTGTTCAGCGTAACTTTTATGTTCCTACAGAGTATTACAGTCGCCATGCGAGACGTTGCTTCTACTTTACAGCAACACCTAAGCACTCATTGACTGTTCGCAAACCTGGAATGAATGATTCCCGTGTTTATGGGCAAGTTATTTGTAATGTTCCTGCCCCTAAATTAGTTGAGGAGGGTTACATTCTGCCCCCAAAGGTTAGTATCACTCAACTCCCTCAAGGTGATTTCAAACAATCTGATTCTAAGAATCTGTTAGATACTATTGATGATAACGATGCTAAAAAGATCCTAATTGCTGCTCGTTCTACCAAGCAGATTGTTCGACTCATTACTCAATCTGATTTTACTTATGAGATTGAGCAACGTGGTTACAACTGGATGTATATCACTTCCAAGACTGGTGCTATCATCAATGGCAAGAAAGTTACCCGCGATGAGTTCTTCAAGACTCTCAATGCTTGGGGTGAAAGTGATACACGTTTTGTTATCATTCACCACTCTATTCTTTCTGAGGGTATCAATGTCAAGGGACTTGATGCTGTGATGTTTATGCGTAACATGGACTATATTGGTATCTCTCAATCAATCGGGCGTGTAATCCGCCTAGGAGGTTCTCAAAAAACCTTTGGGTTAGTTTGTGTTCCTGTTGCTGATAAAGTGGGTATCAGCACTGCTAGGAGCGTTCAGGCAGTAGTTAATACTGTGTTTGAACAAGGTCAACCCGCCGTTTCCGTTATCCGCCGCTGAATCATGCGTTGTAAAGTCACTCTCTTCAAAGCAGGAACTGTCTTCAAGGAGGAAGTTGTTGCCGTTGATTACGAAGATGCCAAGAAAGTTGCGACTGCTCGCAACCCTGGTGCTAGAATCGTAAGTGTTACCGCAGTTTTTTGATGGAAAAGTTTCTCAAACCTTTTATACCACGCCCAGGTATTTTAGAACCTAAACCACAAGACCCTCTAGGTTATGTGACTAATGATGGTATGTGGGCGGCAGTTCCTTGCGGTAAGAAGTTCATGATTATACATAATGGGAGTCAAGTAAAGATATTGAATACCTACAAACAATCTGTTGATTTTATCAACAACCAAAAGAAAACTCTTAAAAAGAAGTCACGCAAATGACCGATCAAAAACACGAAAAACGACGCGATGCTCTTGGTCTTTTCTATGAAAGTGTCCTGAAACCAGATCATCAACTTCGTCAATGTGCTCACAATCAAGAGTGCTTTAATGAACTAATGGAATGGAGAACAGAAGTGATCCAGTATCTTGATGAGCGTAGAAATCAGGAATTTCATTGATGAGCATAACACAAATTATCCTTTTAGGATTTTTTGCAGCAGTGGCATATCTAATCTTTATTGATGAAAGTATTGCTGCTGCTTTTGTATATGTTTTTAAGTTAGTAATTACCAACATTAAACGCCACTGGTGGTGGTTGACTAACAATCCAAAGAATCCTGTGGTAAAATATCTCATATATCGTCGCTCCTTGCGAATTGCTAAGGAATTGATGGTAGAAATAAATAAAGATAAAGAGACATAAACTTATGTTATCTACTGCGTACCGCCTTCGTCTTGAATCTATTTGTCGTTGTATTGCAAACAATGAGGAAGTTCCTCTGGAGGATATGATCTGGGCAGAAAAACTTGCTAAAGCACATACTCTCGCTAGAGATTGGTTGAATAAAGCACGTCGCCAGGCATCACAAGATATTGAAGAGGGTAGTATGGATGATTTTATGAATAGGATGGGATTAGGTGATCCCGACCCATCCAATTACAAAACGGGGTTTGATGGTGCTGATGAAATTGTAGATTGGTTCCAACGTGATAAACCTGATGATTGGAGGCAACGTGACTGAAAAGATTACTCCTGAAACATATGAAAAGATGAACGAAGAGTTCATTGAAGAAGGTCTTGCTTTTAGAATCATAGTTCCTACTCAAGAACAGATTGACGAGTGGATTGAAAGGAGTAATTATGCTAACTAATTGCACCGTCACTGATAAAGACGGAAAAATTACCGATTACATCTGGGACGACCAGAAGAAAACTATGGTAGAAGGAAGAATAGAAAAAGAAGTTCCCTGGAGCGTTCTGCATCAAGTAGCAGATGGATTAAAGGGTAAATTGGTTCACATCACCTGCGTAGATCACACAGGTAGGAATTACAAAAGAATTGTTATCGAATATGAGGAGCAAAAGTAATGGAAGCAGTAATCTATTCCAACGGCAACCAAGAGTGTGAACGTGCCAAAGTTCTCTTGGAAAAACTTAACTTTCAGATTCACGTTTATAAATTAAATCAACACTTTTCGCAAAGAGGTTTTGTTGAGGAGTTTGGTGAAGAAGCAGAATACCCACAAGTTAATGTTGGTTTCAAACATATTGGTGGGTTAAAGGATACATTAAACTACTTCAAGCAGAATAATCTATTATGAAACCTTTAGTCCTAATTGCTTGTTTCACACCATTAGCGGCGATTTGGATTGTAATGAAGGTAGCAGTTTGGTTCTCCGCAGTAAACGACGAGCGAAAGTATGTCAGAGCAGAATCCAAAAAACCACACGGACCTTATGTGGCAAACGCATATGCAGATGTTGATGAGGAGGAAGAGGAGTATGGAGATCGGACAGACTATAGATAAGGCAATCAACGATTATTATGCGGAACAGGGTAAACCTGTTCCTAAATGGAAACAAAAAAGAAATCCAGACTGGTGGACTGAATATCTCATTCGCTTAGGACTTGACCCACGCAATAGATAGTGCTATAATAGCACCATAATAAACTCTAAATCATGGACTACAAACCCTACTCGCCAGAGTGGCACCGGAAGAGGTACTTGAAAGAGGCGTTAGATAAGTATTTTGATGATTATGTGGATGTTGAAACCATCCGCGAAGATATTTACGACATTCTTCATGCACGAGCAAGTGATGCGTATGAAGAATACAATCGTGTAAATAAGTTAGCAGAATCTCTTTCGTAATGGAACTAATCCGTCCTGATGATCCTCAATACTTTGAGCAATCATCGTATGAAGACTATGATCGCCACCACTACAAAGTTGTAGGCAAGAATGGTGAGAGTATTGTAGTCGAAGATTATATGTCGGCACAAGAAATTTGGTGGAATAGAAAAGTATTCCTTTCACACATTGAAGTGCTGGACAAACCAAAAAAGGAGAGTAAAGGATTCAAATGAGTGTTCAGTTTCGTAAACATCGGGTGTTTCGTGAGACACCCGCAGTTGTATTCTATGATATTAGTGTAGATGATTCAAACGCATCTGATCTTGTGGTACACGAAGGACCAGCAGTTTCACCACCAGACGATGCAATCGGTGCAAAACAGTTCTACATCCACCATCATCAAGTGGACCATAATCGTGTCCTCTCAGGTGAAAGAACGTTTGAACTTGTGAACTTTGATTGGAAGTTTCCTTACCACATTGTTCATATGAATCGTAGAAGTGGAGCGTTGGTAGTTCCTATTGGAACTTATCATCGTAGCATCTCAGGTGCTGATGGTTCGATTGTAATCAATCAGGCAGTTAGAGATGAAGAGTTTAACGCAGACACAGAATTTGTGCCTGTGAGTGCTGGTAACAATCCCGAACTTTATCGGGTTCTTATACACGAACAACCTGTAATTCATGACATTGGAGAGTGATGGTCAACGATTTTTTGGATAACCTAGGTGCTAGACAGCACAGAAAAATGACGGAGCGTGATGCCACTAAAGAAAAAACCTGCGACAAAAAAGACCTCTACGAAGGCATCTGGGACAAATACTACAACTCCGAAAGCGAAGGCAAAGACTTCAAAGACGCCTTCTACGCGCCAGAAAACTACGGTACCTGGCAAACCCAAACCGAGGAAGAAACCAGCAACCAGGAAGAAACCTGAACCCAAACTTAAAAGGAAAAAATTAACTCCTGAAGAAATGCACCCCTTTCCAACATTTCCGTATCGTTTAGAATATCAAGATGGAAAAGACACCAGAGTCTGTCACT